TCCTGCTTCTGTTAGAGCTGCTGCTCGCCGTGGCCTTGAGCTTCGCAAGAAGCATGGCAAAGGAGGCTTGTCCACACAGGAAGCCGGCAAGCAAGGCATTGGTAGTGGCGTGGCTAGAGCGACAAGCTTGGCCAATGGGGAGAAGGTGAGCTACGAAACAATCAAGAGAATGGCGGCGTTCTTCTCTCGCCATGCCAAGAACCTCTCTGGCGGGGAAGATGACGCTGGCTATATTGCAGGCCAATTATGGGGAGGAGCTGCTGGTAGGGCGTGGGCATCTCGCATTATTAAGATGGTGGAAAGTCGCAAGAAAGACCAATGAGCGAATACGTGCGCGTCATCGAAGATGAAGATGAAGGCATTGGTCTGCTCCAGGCTTTGTCCATCCTCTCAGCCAACGAACATCGCAACACCTCTCGATGGGAACTGGTGGAAAAGCAATGCTTCAAGAATGGCAGGCTTGACGAAACCCACATCTATGTGATGAGCGTTTACGACAAGCCCGACCCTCATTTTGAGCCGACGAAGTTTCTAACGTTTGAAATTGAGGCAATGGCAAAGTCGTACATCATGGAAGGCATTGAGCAGCAGCTTGCTTCCATTCAAGAAGATGACGATGATGATGATTGATTAGTTCCTTGCTGCATGAACAACAAACGACGGATAGCCCATCAGCCATAGTACGCTCAGTTCATAAAGCCCGCTCAGCGTGCGAATTTGAGCACAGTCAGGAGCAAGAGCGCCGCTTTCAATGCGCGAATAAGAGCTTTGACTAATGTGTAGCTCTTTAGCAATATCACGCTGAGAAAGCCCGCTATTTAGGCGGGCTTCTTTAATGCGATCAGCAATGGTTTTGCGAGCCTCTAAGTGGGGCATTTTCAGCACGTCAATGCTGCTGTGCATGAGCAAAGCCACCGTGTTTGATTCTCCATTGAATCACCGGACAAAGGCTAGCATATTATCAGCAGTAAAGTATAAATATGGACACCTTCAACGGCTTCCGTTACGACGTTTCCACCATCCAGAACTACACGTTCACGGATGAGGGCTATCTGCGTGTGAAAGCACGTATTGCTCGTACTGGCATTCAGTCGTACACCGATGCCAATGGCGGCGTCCGCTTGGAGTATAGGCCCGAAGAGGAAGTGTCATCGCAAGATGCGCTTGATAGCTTCAGGGAAAAATGCGTCACGAAAGAACACCCTCCAGTGCTCTTGGATGCGCTTAATACAAAAGACTATGCAGTGGGCTTTACCAGTGCAGATGTCTCCTACTCCGATGGTTTTGTTGAATCCACTTTAACCGTCACTGATCAGGACACCATTGAAGCCATCATGCGTGGTGATGTGCGTGAAGTGTCATGCGGCTATAAAGTGGACTACAGCCCTGAGCCGGGAATTACTGCTGACGGTCAACATTACGATGGCATTCAGCGGAACATTCGTGGCAATCATGTGGCCATTGTCAACAGAGCTAGAGGTGGGGCGCAAGTGCGTCTCATGCTTGATTCAGCGGATGCCGCTGTCGATGATTTGATCAACCCTCACCAAGGAACAATTATGTCCGCAAACATCGTGTTTGACGGCGTTTCCTTTGAGGCGGATGCAGCTCTTGCGGCTGCTATTACTGCTGAGCGTGAAGACGCAAAAGGCAGCTACGCCGAAATGAAGCGTCGTTATGAAGACGCCATGGCCGAAGCTTCCAAAATGAAGGAAGAAATGGATGCCATGGAAAAGGAAATGAAAGGCAAGATGGACAGCGCCGAAGGCCGCGCTGATGCCCTTGCCGAGCAAGTGGAAGCCCTTAAGGCTGAGCTTGAAGAAGCCAAGCAAATCAACGTTGATTCCATCGTTGAGGATCGCCTGGCTCTCATTGAAAAGGCCAAGCCTGTGCTGGATGCCGCCTATGAATTTAGCGGCAAAGCCAAGCGTGAAGTGATGGTTGATGCCATCAAAGCTGTGCGTGGCGATTCCGTTGCTCTGGATGATCGTTCCGACGATTACGTGGAAGCAATGTTTGATGCCCTGTCTGAAGGCGCTGCTCAACGTTCTGACTCCACCGAGAGTCTGCGTAAGGCTGTGGCCTCTATCGCCGCTCCTGCTTCTGCTCCTTCTTCCTACCTGGAAAAGCTGCAGAACGCATGGAAGGCTCCCCTTTCCATTACTAAGGAGGCTAAGTAATCCATGGCCGTCGTTTTCTCTGGCGCCAGCACTGGTGTGACTGGTGGTGTGCAGCAAACTTATGCTCTTGAGCTGACTGCTGCGCTTGAAGGTCAGCTTGCTGACATGCGCGACAATGCCATTGCCACTTTCGTGAACGAAACTGGCTCTGTCATTCCCTTTGGTGATCTGCTGGTGGTTAACACTGGTGGCACCGTGGGCAATTCCGCGAAGACCATTGCCGCTACTGGCGACACTGTGGTGGGCGTGAATGCTCTCACCTACATCGAAGAGACTGCTCTTGACGCTAATTCGCGTCCTGGCGCGACCGACACTCAGGCCCTCAATGGCGTGAGTGAAGGTACTGTTGCCGTGTACGTGACTGGCGCTGTGGATCTCACTTCGCCTGTGCGCGTGTACTACGCCACTCATACTGGCACCACTGCTGGCGCACATCCTGGCCGCTTCTCGCATGCTTATGTGAGCGGCAAGACTGCCCGCCTGAGCAATGCTCGTTGGGTGTCTAAAACTACTGGCGCTGGCATCGCCCTGCTGGAACTGAATGGTCCCAGCTTCACCCTTACTGCAGATTCCTGATAGGAGGAAACCATGAGTGAATTTCGTATGGACGAAGCTGGTCTGTTCCTTGAGCGCCAGCTTGAATACATCCGTCCTCAAATCTTTGAAGTGGAATATGCGGATATTAAATATCCGACTATTCTGCCTGTGACTAGCGAAGCTGGTCCTGGTGCGCAAACCTTCACCTATCGCGTGATGGATGCCACTGGCGACTTCAAGCTGATTTCTGATGCTGCAGATGATCTGCCGCGTTCTGACATCAGCCAAGTGGAGAAGACCATCAACATCCGCTCCTTTGGTGGCAGCTTCGGCTACACCGTGCAGGAACTGCGGGCCGCTCAAATGGCAAACATTGCCCTTGAGCAGCGTCGTGGTGCTGCCGTGCGTCGTGCCTACGAGGAGAAAGTGGAGAGCGTTGCGCTGTTTGGCGAAAGCTCTGTTGGTCTGGCTGGTTTCTTCAACAACTCCACTGTTGACGTGGTTGCTGCTGACAAGTGGTTTACTGGCACAACTGCCACTGGCACCACTGCTCAGGACATGCTGGATCTGCTGAACTATGGCGTGACTGCCATTATCAACGGCTCCAACATGAAGGAGCAGCCCGACACCATTCTGATGGCTTGGGAAGATTACAACGTCATCTCCACCCGTCGCAATTCCGATTCTTCGGACGTGACTGTGTTGGAATACTTCCTGCGCACCAACCCCTTCATCCGTAACATCGAGCCGATTAACCAGCTTGATGCTGCCAAGAGCAGCCTCAGCAAGAATCGCATGGTGTTCTACAAGCGCGATCCCGGCAAGGTGCAACTGCACATTCCGCAGCCTCTTGAGCTGTTCCCGCCTCAACAGCGTGGTCTGGAATTTGTGGTGCCCGCCCATGCTCGCGTGGGTGGTGTTGCTCTCTACTATCCCAAGAGCGTCCTGTACCTGCAGGCCCCTTGAGCTAGTCCAATGATGGGCGGTTAGGCTTGTCTTGTTTGTTTTCGTAACAATCACATGCTCATCGCTTACCGCCCTGAATTGGAAAACCCGCCTCGTGAGGCCAGTCTTGGCGTGATCACAAGGAATGGACTCATCTCTTTGGCCCCCGGCTTGAATCAGGAAATCCCTGACGATCAATGGGAACAAGCCAAGGAGAATCCAACAGTTAAAGCGCTGTTGCGGATTGGTGCATTGGAAGAGCTTAAAGAGCGCGTGGAAGTGGAAACTGTTCCTCAGTCTGAGGAAAGCCTTTCGCAACTGCCGCTTAGTCAAGCCATCCAAGCCATTGAGCTTATTCATGATGATGAGAAATTGTCAGCATGGAAAAAGATTGAAGGCAGGGTGAGGGTGCGTAATGCCATTGCCCGTCGCATTGAAGCTATCCGCATCGGCAAAGCATGACTGTCACCTACGCCAATTTCCTTGAGCGCTTCCCAGAGTTTGAGCCTCATCCTTCTGGGATTGTGAACGGAGCCATTGAGAGTGCCAGTGCTGACGTGTCGGCTGATGTCTTTGGAGATCAAACAGACAGGGCAGTTCGGTTTCTCGCAGCTCACATTATTGCCATTCAGCTTGCGCAGATGGGTGTCATGATTGGTGCCACAGAAGGCAAGGTGTATGGCAAAGGGCTAGAGGCTACGCTCTATGGTCAAGAATTCAAACGTCTCACTGAGGCTGCATCGTCCTCTCTGCTTGGTTTTGTAGTTTGATGGCTAA